CGGCGATGGTGTTGATGCTAAGGTACACGCCTACTTAGTACAGGCTGCTCATGCTCCTTTAATCTATCATGAGTTACCTACTTCAGGTGGTAGCCCCCATGCACACAACAGCGGAACATTTGGATTTGTACGTCTAGGCGATGCAGGTACTTTACCTACTGGATATACTACTTCAGATTTTAAACCTAACTGTGCTTTAGCAGCTTATGGTCGTATCTGGATGGCAGACATTGCAGGTGATAGACAGACTGTATACTTTAGTAGACTCTTAGATGGGTCAGACTTCTCTGGCGGTGACTCAGGGTCTTTGTCCCTTAATGCAGTGTTTCCTAACAATGACCAGATTATCGGATTAGCTGCACACAATGGCTTCCTAATCATCTTTGGTAGGAACAACATAGCTATCTATGCTAACCCTATTGATGCTACAGAGCTTGTACTAGCAGACTATATTCCTAATGTAGGCTGTATAGCTAGGGACACAATCCAGAATACTGGTACTGATATTATCTTTCTGTCTGACTCTGGGGTTCGTAGCCTACAGCGAGTCATCCAAGAGAAGTCTTTACCAATGCGGGATATCTCTAAGAATGTACGGGATGACTTAGTAGACAATGTGAACTCTGAGTCAGCCTTACAGATCAAGGCAATTTATTATGACAGGGATGCCTTCTATTTGCTGGCTCTTCCTACCACTAAGTGGGTATATTGTTTTGACATGAGAGCACCATTGCAAGACGGGTCGGCTAGGGCTACCATTTGGACCAATATGGAACCTCATGCGTTTTGTGTCAATGCGGCTAAAGAGCTACTAATAGGTAAGGCTGGTTATGTGGCTAAGTACTTTGGACATCTAGATAACACAGCTACCTACCGCTTTAAGTACTTTACTAACTACTTTGACTTTGATACTCCTACCAAGGAAAAGATCCTAAAGCAAATAGGAATGGTTCTCATTGGCGGTTCTAACCAAGAGATAGCCATTAAGTGGGGCTTCGATTATAACGAAAATTACTCAGCAGTTACGAAAAGACTTGACACGGCGGTTGCTTACGAGTATAATATAGGGGAGTATAATATTGCTGAGTACTCTGACGGAATTGTACTGGACAAGTTTAAGTCCCATGTGGGCGGTAAGGGGCCAATTATGCAGGTAGGATTAGAGGCTGAGATCAATGGTAATCCTTTGTCCATTCAGCGTATTGACATATACATTAAACAAGGAAAAACAGTATGAGTAATTATATCAAGGCTACAAACTTTACTGCTAAGGATGCGCTTCCTAGCGGTAACTCAGGTAAGATTATTAAGGGAACTGAGATTGACGTAGAGTTAACGGCTGTTGCCTCTGCTATTTCTTCAAAGGCAGATACAGCGAGTCCTACATTCTCAGGCAGTCCTTTAGCACCTACAGCCTCTGCTGGCACAAACACTACCCAGATAGCTACTACAGCCTTTGTTACTACTGCAATAACCTCTGCCTTCCCTAGTGGTGGTATTATCCTTTGGTCTGGCTCTGTAGCTACTATTCCTAGCGGTTGGGTGCTGTGTAACGGATCTAACTCTACCCCAGACTTAAGAGATAAATTTATTGTCGGTGCTGGTGGAGGTTATGCAGTGGCTGCTACTGGTGGTTCTGCTAATGCTATTGTTGTAAGCCACACGCATACAGCAACATCAGCCGTTACTGATCCGGGTCACTCACATACTTATCTTAAAAACGTACAGCCGCAGTATACTGGAACTGGTGTTTACACCACAGATGTTTGGGATAATCAATCAGCTTCGACATCTACTGCTTCTACTGGTATTACTGTATCAACTACTAACAGTACAGAGGGTTCTTCAGGTACTAACGCTAACCTGCCACCGTACTATGCTCTTTGCTACATTATGAAGACCTGATGTATAAGTTTCCAGTAGTAAATAGACAAGAATATATAATGTACTTGGAGTTGTTTAGTAACTTATACTGGCTTCATACGGATGTGTTTAAGTGGTCAAAAGAAACAAAGAAACATTATATTAAAGATTTAAACCAGCTTCAGTCACTACTCAATGCTCCTCTGTACGGCTTAGTAGATAATGATAAGTTAGGGAAGTTTGGAGAAACACTAGGCTTTAAATACACTAAAGATTTATTAGGGAATGACGGACATATGTATAAGATATATACGAGGAGTTTATAATGGGTAAGTTTATTGGCGGTATAACTGATGCAGTAGGCTTAACGGATATTAAAGGCACACAGCAACGAGGTGAACAAGCTGCTGCTGCCCAACGTGAAGCTGCTGACCGTGCTGCTCAGATATCAGCATTCAGACCAGTAGGGATGACTTCTCGATTTGGTACTGGTCAGTTTGATATCACAGACGTGGGCGGTGTTCCTCGTGTAACAGGTGCTCGCTACACTGTTGACCCTAGGCTATCAGCTATTCAAGACCAGTTAATGGGATTTACAGGAGGTGCGTTAACTTCTGCTCAAGAAGCTCAGATGGCTGCTCAGCCTTTAGGAATGGCTGCTCAACGCCTATTTAATCTTGGCGGTCAGTATATCTCTGAGTCTCCAGAGGCTGCTCGTCAGCGTATCTTTAACCAGTTACAAGAAGCAAGATTACCAACACAACTACAAGAAGAACAAAGACTAGCGTCTGGTGCGTTTGGTCGTGGGCGTGCTGGATTAAACATTGGTGGTATTGGTCAGCCTGAACTCTATAGTTTAGCCCGTGCTCGTGAGGCACAACGTGCTCAAGATATTGTTTCAGCAGAACAGCAAGCACAGCAACAGGTTCAGTTTGGTAGTGGTTTGTTTGGCTTAGGTTCTCAACGTCTTGGCGAACAGTATGCTATCCCAACACAGGCTCTTGGTCCTCTACAGTCTTACCTCGGTACGCTTGGTTCTATTGAGGAGATGGGCCAACAACCGTTTAGACTTGGCATGGCTGTTGGTGGTGCTGCTCAGCCCGGAGCTACAGCAGGCGCTCAACTTCTACAGTCTGGTTTGACTAGTGCTGCAACAACTCAAAGAGCCGCAGGAGATGCTGCGTCTGGTCAGTTAACTGGCTTTATGAATAAGATGTTGAATGCTGCTGTTGGTGGTTTTTCAGGAAGTTTTGGTGGATCAAGTCCTTGGGCTGGTGGTAGTGCTCCCACATATGGTGGGCAGGCTTGGGGAGGCACTGCAGACAATCCTTGGTACGGTTAATTAGGAGATAGATATGGGATTTTCAACACAGCAAATATTACAGAGTGATCCAGACTACCTTCGTAGGCAGATGGTTCAGCAGGAGATGCAACGTCTGAATCCTAGTGGAGATGCTGCAGGTGCTATCGGAGCTTTGCTTGGCAGGGGTATTGGTAACATAGCTTCTGGGCGTGGGTTCATGGATACTGGAGATGCTGGTCTTCGTAGAGTATCACAAGTTCAAGCTATTATGAGCAGGGTTCCTTTTGATCCTAGTAATCCTGCAGCATACTATGAAGGAGTGGCTGCAGCTTTACAAGAAGCAGGCTTTGGAGATTTAGCTCCTGAAGCATTAAAGCAAGCCTCTTTAGCTAGAACACAAGCTAAAGAACTTTCTCTAAGAGAACGTCAGGTAGGTGCTCAAGAAGCAGAAGTAGACATAAAGAAACAAAAAGCTACACAAGGTAATGTTACTAACTTTGTCACCAAGAAGGGCGATGCAATTATTGAAAGAGAAGGTAGGATGTACGTTCAAAAGGTTGATGATGATGGTGTAGTTTCGCTAGAGCCATACAAGAAAGGAACACATGGTGCGTTTGAAACTAAAGCTGACTATGCAGCAGCACAGGCCGCAGCAGGTGGAGTAGTTCGTCAGCCTATCGTTGACCCGCGTACTGGCTTTACTACTGGATACATTATTCTAGATCGTAATGGAAACGAGATTCGCCGTGAGACGTTTGGTGCTCAAAGCGCAGGTGCTGGCGCTGCTCCTCAAGGAACTGGTGGTGGAGGTGTTGTGCCTAACATCTATCAACAAGAACTTGAAAGACGTTTAAAGAATAAATAATGGCTGAGATAAATCAATCTGTTTTAAAATCTCTATCTATATCTGACTTACGAGCACTATCAGAAGGTAATCTTGAGGCCGTATCTATACCAGCATTAAAGTTATTAGCTGGAGAAGAGTTTGGTACTGGAGAAACCTTAGCTCGTAGTGCTGAGCGCGGCGCTACTGGATTTATTCGTGGTGGTGCTGATGTACTACGTAAAGCAGGTATTGATGTAGGAGCTACTGAGCAGACTGGAGTTATGCCAGAGGGTTACGTTGATCCTCTAACTGGTATGCTGGGTGCTCCAGTATCTCCTGAAACAACTAGCCTTGCTACTCCGGGTCAGCGTCAACTAACAGACTTTGAACGAGAGCAAGAGTATAGAGCAATGCTTGAGCAAAGACCAGTAACTGCTATTGGTGGTTACTTAGCTGGTGCTATTGCAGGCGATCCTACAAACTTAGTTGCTTTTTCAGCTAAGACAGCACTACAAGGTGCTAAACAGTTAGGCGCATTAGGTGGTGCTCAAGCAGCTATTGAACCAGTATACGAAGAGTTTGGTGATTCTCGTCTTCGTAACATAGCCTTTGGTGCAGGCGGTGGTGCTGTCTTTGGCGCACTGGCTGGTAGGTTTGCTCGTAAGGCTGATGAAGCTGCTGCTAAGATGGAAGGTGATGTACCTGCTGTCACAAAGACCAGAGAAGAGATTGAGGCAGAGCTTCCTCCACTTACTCCAGTAGACCAGCAACCTACACTACTGTCACGCTTACCTGATACAGACCAAGCTATAGTAGATAAGGTACTTGCTCGTTATGAGGACGTAGACTTACTACCTAATAAAGCATTTGACGAAGTAGCTGATGCCTTAGAGTCTACGAATCCACAAGCTGCTGCACTATTTCGTGGTGCAAAAGAACCACCAGATACTGTAGCACAGCAACAGGCTGCTTTAATAAAGGCAGACTTTGACCAGAAAGCTTCAATCAAAAGCGCAAAGGTTACTGACGATGCATTTGCTGAGTCTAGTTCATACTTAAAAGCAGAGAATACTGGAGACTACAGGGATTTATTAACCGATCCTATTCGTAACTATCCTCTGTCTCCTGCTCAGTTTGCTAAGATGATTGCTCCTGAGAACCCGTTTAAGGGACAGAATCTTAAGACTGCTTTAGCAACAGATGAAAAAATAACTGATGCTTTATCTCAGCTTATTGGGCCAACCTTTGGTAGGTTTAGCAGAGAGAAGGCAGCAAAGACTTGGGAGCAGGTAGAGATCAAAGGAGAATCAATTCCTTATGAGACTGCTGTCTCTGCATTTATTAACCGTAAGCAAGAAGAGGCGCTAGGTGCAGAGCTTACATCTAAGATTTCTAAAGCACTTGCATCAGAACTAAATCAACTTGACCAGTTAAAAGATGTAGCTAGGCTAGCTAAAGAACAAAACAACGAAGAGATGTACGCCTACATTGCTCAGAGGTTTTCTACTGTTAATGCATTAGCATCATCACTTGATGGTAACATTAGTAATCTAGGCCGTGCTTTAGCATACACTAAACAAGTTAAGAAAATTATAAATTCAAACGGTACATTACCACCGTATCTTGGAGGACTTAAGTGTTAAAAAACCAAGACGCTTGTAAGAAAGCTATTGATGCATACTTTGATGGTATTCGTGCAATAGATGGACTAACTATTGATGAAGGTGCAAAGATAGCAATGAAAGCCAAAGCAACTAAAGAGGTTGCTACATCTCCCGGCTTTCGTCAGCGTATGTCTGAGATTGTAGTCAACTCATTTATCTCAGCTATTGGAACACCGCTAGTAAACTTATACTCTACACTTGTTAAAGCTCCTTTCCTTATTGCTGAGCGT